AGAATACCCTTTTTGGTATTTTTTTCGTCTACGATGATATGATAGAACAATCTACCATCTACGTACCACTTACGGAAAATCTCATGTCCGTTTTGATTGAAGTTCAAGAGTGATGTAACTTCATCGAATGATTCTTTGATAAGTTTTTTAACTTTATCTGGTTGTTCCAAGTCATCCATGATAATGTCGACTGGAGTTGAGTCTTCGTCTGATACGATAGCCTCATTAACAATATCTTCGATCGCAGCATCACACTCTGGATGTTCAGCGATCTGTCGGTATTTTAAAATTAGGTCTGCATCGGTCTTAGCAGCAGTACCATCAAGGTCTACATATGATCCGAAGTAACCGCCAGCCGTGACTACGCCAGCACCGTCTTCGTTCTCTTTAGGAACAAAGGATACTTTCTTCTTCTCTTCTGCTTCTTCAGACTTTCGTTTGATTTCAAAACCGAATAATTCCATACATTTACCTATACAATATCAATATAAAATGGGGAGAGACATCCCTCCCCACTCTTTTACTTATACAACAATTTTAGGTCGTTGTATTAGATTCCCAGTAAGTAACTTGGAATTCAACCGTAAACTCTTCGATCTGGTCGTTACTTTCGTAAGACAATTCGATCGGAGAGATGTTTGAAGGCCAAACACTACGGAAGTCGTAACGTTTAGTCGTCTCACCTGCCTTGTTCAACTGCTCAACCACCATATCGGCGACATATTCAGTTGGGTTTGCAAGACCTGTGTTTTGACTGTGTGAGTTGATACCGTTCATCCAACGCTCCATCGCATTACGAACATCCATCGTGGAGTCGTTAATGATGGTCACTGTCCATGGTTCAAATGTACGGTCACCTGCAATTTGCAACTGACGTCCACGGAAAGGAACCACTACTGGAGCAATTGTTGATCCTGGAAGTTGTGCAGCCTTACACATGAATGAGGTCAACTCAACGTTACCACCAGCATAGCCAGGGAAGTTTAGAGTCGCCTTAAACAAGTTAGGGCGGGCACCGCCGCCGAGTAACTTCGCTTTGAAGTCGTCTACGCCTAGAATAGCCATATGTTATTCTCCTATTATTAATTAAGCGCCGGTACGACCAACGATCTCAGCGAAGTCAACACCAGTACGAGTAGCGATGAAGTTCAAAGAGATAAAGTTGATAGAACGAGCCGGTTTGATGTAGATGTCAGCAACGAATTCGTTACGATCAACTACTTCACCAGTGTTATTTGTGGAATCGCAAACAACCAAGAAGTCGGTTACACCACGACGACCTTTGACGTCACGCATAAACGGTTCAACCATGTTCTTGAACATCGCACGAGTAAACTCATCGTTGAACTCGAACAATTGGTATTTAGCTGCAGTTGCAATAGCCTTTTCCAAGACGATAAACAAGCGACGAACGTTGATACGGTCGAACGCACTTGGTTTTGCCAACATGGTTTTGTCGCCGAATAGGATTGTACCTTCTCCGGGGAATGAAACGATTGGGTTGACACGACCTTTATACAATGTATCGCGATCAGCTTTCTTAGGGTTCAATGCAACTTTGGTAACACCCAACAATTGACCACGAGTGTAACCAGCTGGTGACCACCATGCATCATTAGTTTGATCTGTCTTAGCACATAGACCAGCGGTATGACCACAAGCAGGGATCCAGCGGAATACATCTTTGTACTTGTCGTATACTTTCAATGCAGTAGAATCCATGACCGCATATGAAGTAGAAGTCAACTGGTTTACATGATCCATAACATCTGTAACTGGAGTTTGTGTTCCAACAGTAGCAGAAATAGGAGGTGATAGGAATACAACTACATCTTTACGTGCTTCTGCAAGTGCGATCAAGTTGTTAGACAATGTAACACCATCGGTTCCTGCTGGTACTGGACCAGAGATCAATAGGTTTACATCAACTGTTTCTGCATCAGCGAACAATTCAAAACCTGTGTAGATTTCGCCAATGGTAGGAGCATTGTCGTCCGTGCCGCCTGTTAGGTTAACACCTTCGCCTAGGACAGTTCCAACAGTTGTAAATGTGATGCCTTCAGATGCATCATCGCCAGAGTTTGATAGAATTGAGTTATGATTTAGGAACCAAATATATGCGGATGATCCATTGATAACATCAACATAGTAATTTGTAGTTCCGTCTGCCTTGCGGGCGTCCGATGCTTGAGAAACTGCGGAAAACTTTTCCAACACTGTTCCTGGAGTACCAGTCCAAACTCCGCTTGCATCAATGACTACGATATGCATCTCGTCATTGGTAGATCCTAGTTCTGCGGCATACTCAGATGTTCCTGGAGCATTATCGAACAATCCTGCGTGCTCAAATGCAGCCCAAGCTGTTTGACTAGCACTACAAACTTGAACTTCTAGACCATTACCTAGAACGCCTGGATACTTAGATGCCCACTCGCCCAAACCTGTTTTTGTGACTTCATCGTAGTGGTCAGCGTTCTTAATTAGAATACCAGTACCACCTGAGGTAGAATTAGTGTGGCCAGTGGCTACACGAATTACCTTCAATGCGCCAGCATATTTCAGGAATGATGCTGCAGATAGAAAATAAGAGAAAGTGTTGTTATCTGGTGTCCCGAAGATCGAGGCAAGTTCTTTTTCTGAACCTACGGTTGTGATCTGTTCGACAGGACCCCAGTTGAATGCACCAGCGATACCACCAATAGATGTGGATACGGCAGGTACTACGTTTGTTAGGTCAATTTCCTTGACCGCAACGCCTGGAGATACTTGAAAAGCCATAGTCGGTTTCCTTTGCAAAGGGTTAAATTATGAGTACTCATGATACGGTTTGTTCATCAATACTTATATTTATAAAATTCCGATTTTACGTATTTATAATATATTATCCCGATTTACAGAAAACCATCTGTCGCCGCCTACGACCTCAGAAACCTCTTCTACTGTTTCGGTTCTTCCATCGTCAATGATTCCGAATGGCAGTACATCATTTTCAATAGATAACATTTTCTCGGCAAACAACATCTGCCGTACATTAATATCAGTTTCGTCAAGGAACATCTGTGTTGTAGAGTACCATCCAAATAGAACCAAGTTCATCATCAGATCGTCATGACTGTTATCAGTCGCTTCATATGAAGACCCCTTAGCTACAAAGGTCGACATTTCTATGATAGTGTCAGCATCAACAATCTCGAGTTTATGTTGTTCTATCAAATCTTTGATGTTACTGCATCCAATACGTTTTACCTTTTTGTTCATGGTACATCCCAATCCACCAGCTTTGATGGTAGACTCCATGAACATTTCTTCATACTCTAGTTCATAATATAGTCCATTACATACCACAGACCCTTGATCATTACTTTCGATAACGACATATGCCTTGTTAAAGTGATTCGCCCACTTATATATCATATCAGGAAACAACAACGGAGATATCATGTTATCACGGAAAACACACACTTGCTTGAATGGTCGTTCGGTGATATCGATAATGTTGAATGTAGAATAGTCTTGCCCACGACCCTTCGCGACATCGACGAACATCAAATAATTATGATCCGGATCAGGTTTGGCGTACATCTTAACATTACCCTGTTGCATAATGGGTATCTTAGCTTTGAGATTAAGCAGTACTTCTGCGGAAATGAGTGTATTACCTGATCCATGGAAAGTGTTACCAAATTCTTGATTAAACTGTAACTCTGATGTGTTAGCGATAGTCTGTTTCTTCCACTCCTCGTCGCGACCAGGAACGTCCCACCAGTCGACACGGAATGGTTTAAATTCGTTGGTTCCTTGCACTGCGCCTTCCCAGATCTTGTGGAAGACATTACCGATTCCATTCGCAGTAGATGTAATGATAATACGTGTGGTCTTGCCAGAAGATACGACAGGATATGTAGAAGTGTAAAACGTAGCATCATTCTCAACGAATGCAAACTCGTCTAGGAACAATAGGTTAACGGACATACCACGAATGGAAGACCCTGAAGTAGCGGATGCAACAATCTTGGAGTTGTTACTAAACTCGATGGAACGTTTGTTCAGTGCTTTACATCCTGGCTGCAAGAAGAACGGAAGGTTCTCAAGTGCAAGTGTCACCCGAGATAGCATCTCTTGAGAAGTCGCTCCCTTGTTTGCAAGAATAGCGATGGTCTGCTCTGGTTTGAATATTGCGTACCATAGAAGATATACCACAGAAGAAATGGACTTCCCGGACTGACGACACGCCAACACGATCGAAAATCGATTCTGATTGAAGTGTTGAAACATCTTACCCTGATATGGATATAGATTGAATGGAACCAGACCTTTGTCAAGGTTGATAACCTTAATGTACTTCGTTGCAAAGTACTCCGGATCGTTCATGCAATGTAGATACTCGTCCAGCTCCCATTTAGTAAACGTCTGCTCTACACCATCACGCTTTACATTAGGATTGCCAAGGTATCCATCTACATTATTCTTTATTGTCGTTAGACTCATTATCAATTACCTGTGCGTTCTGCTGAGCGATTATATATCGTTGTAAGTCTGTGGTAGATCCAACAAACACATTGTTATTGGTTATCTGCCCAGCAACTGGAGGCGATGCTTTACCACTATTATTATCGTTCTTTTTAGTTTTAACAGCATCCACATTCTTATGTAGCGACATAAGTTTATCGGTCATATCCGACACATTCTTTAACATTCCACCAAGAACCTCATACGCACGAGGATGGTCACTTTGAATGGCGAGTTCCATCATATGATCGATCGCATCCTGACCTTTATCTACCAACTTTTTATACGTATCTCTGGAGTATGTATAATCATCATTAACATCTTCCATAGACTCGTCAGTAGCAGCTTTGGTGGAAACCGCTACTGATTTGTTACGCTCAGCAACCTCTTGAGGAATATGTTTTGTCATTTTAGACAAGAGTTCATCAGATTTATTAGACATAGTATAACTCATTATATTAATAGAAGTGTGATGGAGTAGAGATCATTCGCTGAGCGCCAGATGTAGCTCCTACGATAGATTCATTTAGCTCGAAGAGTCCTGCGATGTCTACTACAGTTATGACATTTTCTTCGATCTTAATGACGTATCCAGTCGCTCCACTATTAGCTCCAGTTAGCGTTTCGCCTTTTATAAAGGATATTCCATTGCCAGATTGTTCTGCTGAATATAGCTCTAGAACCGCTCGGCCTGTCAACCCGAAGAAACTAATTGATTCTTCAATTTCATAATTACCTTCAGCATTTGATGTCTTAGGAATAACCGCCACACTTTGTGTCTCATATCCATTGGGGTTGATCGTATCCAAAGTATTGACAATAGCTTTCTTAATAACACCAGTCTTACGCTCTGGACCATAGAACCTAACTTTGGCGTCGAACGAAAGTGTATATATGATCGCCCTTCGTGACATGAAATCGCCTTCATAGTCTTCAGACATATCTATGGAAGATAACGTGATAGGACAGTCTGTCTTAACTAGATCTGAGAATCCCTCTTTAACCGTGATGGTGTATTCTGGCTGAAAATATGGGACGATCTGTTCTAATATCTGAAGCGCATCATCTTGGTTCTTTGCCATAATACTCAAACTTAGTGAGATATTATATGGTGCATAAGTATAGAACATGCTTTCATTTGAAAGTATTCTATTATTTCTATTGAGTTTTGATTGAGTGTCGTAAGAGATGTTCAATATCTCGAATGACATCCTTGGTAATTTAATAGCAACTTTCGGAGCTTCCAGATCGGTCTGCTCATCGATACGAGCTAAGAATTTATCTTTCGGCCCATATGCAAGCGGAACACGTAATGAAGACCCTCCAGTACGAATTACTCGAATATCATTAAACAATGATCCAAATACAGATACGAACCTACGTATCGTTCCATGATAAAAGTGTCCGCCAAACATTAGATTTCTCTTCCGCCGAATTGGAATCCATACGTAGTCACGAATTGTACTGTACCCGCAGTTCCATTTGTGCCAGTTCTATTGAATAACTTATACGTGATTTCTGTACCAACATCTTGACCATGCGTATCTTCGTATATCACATGATAACTATTGTCAATTGACGATACGATGAATCCGTAGATATCTGTTGCCGTACCATCAACTACTCTTTGAATGACTACCGGACCTTGAGCGCCAGACAAAAGTACTGATGGTGCAGATAATCTGATCTGAATTTCTTGGTATTCGTCTGATGTGGTAGTTAATGTGAATTCTACTGGTTGATCATTATGCGTGAATTCTTCTCCATTTATACCGATGACTGGACCAACATCTCCATATGGAATAGTGAAGTTGCTAGACGCCCCGGCATGAAGATTATATAGTTCACTAAAGTTGTTATTAACTTTAATCATTGCGCCACGTAGTGTATCTCCAGTTCCGTCGTTCGGTAAAGATCCTACAAAAATTGTTTCTTTTGCCATAATTCTATTATTCCCTATCTGCAGTAATTAGTGTATTATCAACTGTTTCTGTATCTATTGATACAACTAGTAGAGGAGTGTCACCTAAGGCAGAAACCGCTGATGTAAATACAGTTCCTCCATATGCAATACTCGGATCTCCGAACGGATTACTCTCACTAAAGTCGATAATTGAATCCGCATTAACCTCGAATTCTCTGTTCTGTGTCTGTTGATTCTGTGGGAAGGTGTAGTCAACATCTGTATCATCTATATCGTATATACGATTGACCATCCAACTTGAACGAGAAGTTTGTCCGACTACACGAACTCCCTCTTGCATCTCATGAAACTGATTGTCAGAGAAAGTTATATTAGAAACCCACAACAGCTGAGACCCTTCTGGTATTCCATTGGGCACATCAGCATCTTGTGCTTGAATATTGACGACCTCCGCATACATGAATATACCATCCGCCAGCCCTTGGACAACTTGTTCACCAATTAGCAACTGTTCTCCAGTACCACGTTGGTCTGATATTGACATGACCGTTGAAATCGCATTGTATGTTTGAATAGCATCGATATCAGGATTTCCAGTATCGAAACGTTCATCTGAGTATTCAAACAATTCGCATTGTAGTTCATATACTACAAGGTTATTGAGTTGATAGAATGGTCTCTCATGTTCTACGAATTTAATTTCGAAGAACGATTTAGTTGGAGGATAATATAACAAGTCGCCTTCTAGTGGGCGAATACTGTTGACGTTATTATTATATAAACCAACGAACCTTTCCCAAGATCTGCGTGCAACAACGAATGTCGCTTGATCACGGATCTCCAGACCAAACTTAGACATGATTGTCTGATCACCTTCAAACCCATCGGTATTAGAGATGTACATCTCAATCGCATACGAATCATAGAATGAACTCGTAGCGACATCATTGAGAACATTATCCCTGACAATGACACGAGGGATATAGTAAAGGTCTTGGCCGTAGATCTTCAAAGACTCAACTATGATATCTTCATAGAGCCTCTGTTCGGCGGTTACACCCCTACTAAAAAATACATTGGTTGGCATTAAATATTACCCCACAAAGAACATCGGCGGCATCTCATATGATAACTGCATCTGTTCTCTGATCTGTGCGATCTCATTAGTCGCATCGTCAAACATCTGGCGACCATTTAAAGTAACGCCTCCTGGAAGTACCATACCCTCAAACTTGATTAGGTTAGCGCCCCATTGTTGTTTAATCAATGCAGTAGCATATTGTTTCAAAAACATATCATCATATACATCGGCATAAGTTTCCGGATCGATAATCTGATACCCCTCAACTACTATGTATTC